GAAAGAGGCAAAGGCAATAGGCTTGAACAAAGTGAAAGCCAGCGTCTTGAGGCGCTGGCCGGTAGCATGGGCTTATAGCCCTAGAGCAAACCACCCGTTGGACGGGTGGTTTTGATTTTTATGACTGTTCTGCGATTTGCAGAAGTTTTTCAATAACTAACTTTTCAACATAAATCGGTGGGTTATGTTTTCCCGACTCCCAATCTTGTACAGTACGATACGGAATAAGTAACAAATTCGTCATTGCTCGCTGTGTTAATCCTGCCTTAATGCGTGCCTCTTTAATTGTCATCGACTTTATCAACTCCTTTCATATAACCATCAATCCACACTACTTGTCCTGTTTGGTATCTTCTGAAATGTCCTCGAACCTGAAACACACCTTCGGGATTGTGACCGTCCGCATTACCCGACCCGAAGGTCGGTCACTCTGCGATTTATTTAGAATTAATATAGCCACATTTCAAATTACTGCAAAGACGATTCGATACTTCCTGCAAATACTCTTTCGTGGCAATCGTGATTTCATTGATAATACCGTTGTAATCTCTTGCAACAATTTCCTTGCTTGCTACTCCGAAATTGACATTATTGATATTTTCAAATTCAATAACCAACTTGTCTACATTTTCGCCAATTGCGGAATTTGTCCATCTTCTGAGATGACTGATGTTATTCAGTACAAACTCGCCTTCGTTACTCTCAACCAAGTTTAGAATTTCTTTTTTCATAGTGTTTGCTCCTTTTTTTGTCTGTGGGTGTTGCCCTGTGTTTTGATTTGTTGATTATAATATACTACACGGATTTCGTGTTGTCAATACTTTTTTAAAAAAACTTAAAATTTTTTCGGGTGGGACGAGGCTGATAGGCTCAGCCCTTCAAAAGCCGTTTAGATTATTCACACCTCTCTAATAAAAAATGTGAAGTTTCATTCTTGCTCATAATACGGATACGGGGATGCCAATAAATTGTCCCCTCAAGGTCAAGATATAATTCTATTCCCTGTACTCCCTTTGTGTCTACAAAGGGTAACCCGTTATTGTTATCGTATTTACAAGATATCCTATTAGTATGTTTCATCAAATTTTTGTATAAGTTTAAAACTTCTCGTCCTGTGCCTACATATACAGTTTCTGTATATATAGACTCGCACATTTCCATCTTTTGAATTTCAAACTTTTTCATTGTTTACACCCTTTCTTCTTATGACTCAACCATAAATGAATAAGATTTTTTCAGAATTTCATCACATACATATGTGAAATCGTCTAAACTTAAATCGCTATGCTCAATAATATCAGTCGCTATTTCTACAATATCATCACCTGTAATATCATCTTTCTTGGACATAGCAAGCATATTGCTATATTCATCATTATCACCACTTGTGTACCATTCCTTTTCAACGCATAAGCTTCTTAATGATGCCATTGTTAATTTCCTAACAACTTTATAGCCGTATTTCATTTTATTACCTCTTTCTTTCTGCCCGTCCTGCCGTTAGCTCAGCGATTAGATGTTATGCCAAAAGTGATTGTTTTTGTGTGATTTTCTCACTTCCGAAGAGTTCACGGATTTCATCAAGGCTGAATGTTTTTTTACTCTTCTTCTTGTAATCTTCGTTGTGAAAATACCACGCTGTTTTCTTTTTCGAAAATCTGAATTTCAAGGCTTTCAACTGTTCACGGCAGTTATATGTGTTGCCTGTTACCCATACCCAATTACCGCAGATTTCAATTTCAATTCCCTGCAGTTTAACAAGTTCATTGATAATGTTTTTGAACTCTTCGGGAGTTTCTTTTACTTCTTCGGAAGTTTCGTACACTTTACCGTCTGCGGTTGATTTTGAGTTTTTGAGGATTGCAAAGAGTCTGTCATATTCAGCATTGATTTCTTGCATTTCTTCCGTTGTTCCGCCACAGTCAGGATGATGTGCCATTGCAAGTTTTTTGTACTGCTTTTTGAGTTCTTCAAGTGTTTTTGGATTGCTAAACCATTTTGTGTTTGTCATAGTGTTTAATCTCCTTTTGTTTTTTTGGAGGTTTCCCTCTGTTGTGACTATAATAGCACGAATTTCGTGCCTTGTCAATAGCTTTTTTGAATTTTTTTTGAAAAAATATTTATTCGCTGTCCGTTCGCTGACCGTTCGCCGTGTGCGGTTAGCGAATTTTTTTTTGCTTATATAGTATTTAATTTAAACATTATAGTGCAAAAGAGGTGTGGCAATGTCATCAAATAAATATCCGTGGAACGAAATAGAGCAAGAGTACATTAACGGCTTGGAGCAGTTTGAAATCCGCAAAAAATATGGTATGGCAGAGTCAACCCTGCGTAGGCATATAGATGAGTACGGTCTGCGTGAAAAAAGACAAAAAGTTACACAAAATGTCTACAAAAAAGCTACAGAACAGATTGAAAAGCAAAAAGTCAACAAAATGACGAAACTTATTAAAGCCTCAGACAAGATGGATGATTTAATCCTTGATTTTTTGAGGCGAGAGGGCGATGAGTCAAACGGCTATGATGTCATTCCGCCGATGCAGACCAAAGACCTGCAGAGCCTGTCAAGAGCGTTGAAAGATGCCGTAGAAGTCAAACAGAATCTACACGGCATTATCGGAAGACTTGAGGCTGAACGGCTCGCCCTTGAGCGTGAACGGCTTGCCCTTGAGCGTGAGAGGCTCAAAGCACAACAGGATAAGGACAGCATAGAGCCGACTATGTTTGCTCTTTCAGATGAGGCAGAGAGGTACGCAGAATGACAAAGATTAACTATTTAGGTGTGCCAAACGACAAACAAAGACAATTCTTGCTTGCAAAGCAGAAATATGTTGCGTATGGCGGAGCGAGAGGCGGAGGAAAGTCCTTTGCTGTCCGACTCAAAGCTAAATTATTGTGTGCGAGGTACGCAGGGATAAAGACACTTATAGTCCGTAGGACATATCCCGAATTGCTCAACAACCACATTAACACGCTAAGGACAGAACTGTCAGGAATTGCGAGATACAACACACAGGACAAGATTTTTACATTTCCGAACGGCTCAACAATAAAATTCGGCTATTGCAAGAACGATGCTGACCTTCAACAATATCAAGGTGCTGAATTTGATGTGATTTTCATTGACGAGGCTTGTCTGCTCTCGGAACACCAAATCAAGGCTATTACGGCTTGCTTGCGAGGTGTAAACGATTACCCAAAAAGAATTTATTATACTCTCAACCCAGGCGGTCAGAGTCACGGCTATTTTAAGCGGTTGTTTATTGACCGCAAATTCGGTCAGTATGAGCAACCTGATGATTACTGCTTTATTCAGTCGCTTGTAACGGATAACAAGGCTCTTATGGAAAGTCAGCCTGAGTATTTACAACAGCTTGAGGCATTGCCCCCAAAACTCCGTGATGCTTGGCTGTATGGTAGATGGGATGTATTTGAAGGTATGTTCTTTGAAGATTTCCGTACTGAGGTTGATGTTGCAGAGGCACACAAGCTCGGCTTATCGCCTGAGGATGCTCTCAAATACGGCAGGTACACCAATGTGATAGAGCCGTTCGATATACCGCAAGAATGGCGAGTATATCGAGCATATGACTTTGGTTACGGTAAACCGTTCGCAATGCTGTACATAGCTGTAGACTATGACGGAAGAGCGTATGTTATTGATGAGTATTACGGATGCACAGCGACACCGAATGAAGGAGTTAAATGGCAACCGTATAAGCAGTTTGAGATGATGTCAGAGTATGAGCATACACAACCACAGCTTGCAGGTCGGGATATTCAAGGAGTGGCAGACCCAGCAATTTGGGACGGCTCACGAGGTGAGTCTGTCAACGATGTTGCAGAAAAGTACGGCATTTACTTCGACAAGGGACAGAATGACCGTATTGCAGGATGGATGCAGATGCATTACCGTTTTGCATTTGATGAAGTCGGCAAGCCGATGCTCTATGTGTTCAGCAACTGTAAGCACACAATAAGGACTCTGCCCCTTCTTATGTTTGATGAAACAAAAAAAGAGGACTTGGACACAAGCCAAGAAGACCATATAGCCGATGCGTTGCGGTATTGGTGTATGTCCAGACCGATAGCTCCAACACGCAAGATTGAACCGAAGATACCACAGCCGAATCCGCTGTCAGAAGATAACGAAAGGAAGAATTACTTATGGCATTAAGAAGAAAAAAAAGACGAGAAGAAAAGGAACGCAGGCAGGCAGAACAGCAGACAGAACTGCAGAGAACGCAGTCTGCTCCCGACAATCGCATTTTGTGGACTCAGGACGAGCGGAATCAGCTTGAGCATATGCAGAATGGCTCAGAATTGCCACAGGACGGCACAACAACCGAGCAGACAACGCAGATGTTGTCCGATGACAATGCACCTACACAGGGCATTGTAGGCAGTGCTACAACAGAGGCAAAAGCCGTGTTGAATCCTGTTGTAACTGAGCGTACAGTCTTACAGGCATATGACCGATTAATGCGGTACAAAACCTACAAGACAAGCCTTGATAGACGAATCAAAGCGAATGAAGATTACTGGAAACTCCGTCAATGGGATTACTATGACCACAATGGCAACAAGAAAAAAGGTGACAACGAAGTCGCAACAGCTTGGCTGTGGAACTGCATTGCATCTAAGCACGCAGACTTGATGGACGGTTATCCCGAATCAAACATCAGACCTAAGCGTGAAGATGATGTGGAAGAAGCTGAAAAGCTCAAGAGTATTCTGCCTGTTATTTTCGAGGAAAATGACTACGAAAACACATATTCAGAACTTGCCAACTACATACTTAAACAGGGTGTGTGCTGTGCAGGTGTCTTTTGGGACGGTACTAAGCACGATGGACTCGGTGACATATCAGTCGAGAAAATCGACATACTCAATCTGTTTTGGGAGTCAGGTGTCACAGACATACAGGATAGCAAAGAGGTGTTCCATACTTCGCTTGTGGATAATGAATCACTTGTCAAGCAATATCCACAGCTTGAAGGTAAACTCAACAGCCACAAGGTTATATCAGACCAGTATCGCACGGATGATGCCATTGATACAGACGGTAAGACAACCGTTGTAGATTGGTTCTATAAGCAGTCAGATAGCAACGGCAATCAGGTCTTGCATTACTGCAAGTTTGTAGAGGGTACGGTGCTTTTTGCAACCGAGAACGATGCCGAAAACTATCCGAATGGTTGGTATGACCACGGACTCTATCCCTTTGTTGTTACTCAGTTATTCCCTGTTGAGGGCAGTATTGCAGGATATGGATATACCGACATTGGCAGAGGTGACCAACACGCTATTGATGTATTGACACAGGCTATGCTTACGAATGCAAGAGTAACAAGCAAGCCTCGATACTTCTCCAAGACCAACGGAGCGGTCAACGAGGCTGAGTTTGCTGATTGGAGCAAAGACTTTGTACATGTAACAGGTAGTCTTAACGATGACTCAATCAAGCTGATTGCAACCTCACCAGTACCGACATTTGTTGTGAATATGAGGGAAAACCTCATAGCTGAGATGAAGGAAACACTCGGTAACCGTGATGTGAACAATGGCGGTAGCACTTCGGGAGTCACCGCCGCATCGGCTATTGCGACAATGCAGGAGCAGAGCGGTAAGATGAGCCGTACTCATAACAAGATTATGTACACGATGCACCGCAAAATCACAAATATGGTCATTGAATTAATCCGTCAGTTTTATGATGTACTCAGAGAGTACCGCATTACAGGCAAATACGGACAGGAAAAATTCGTACAGTACAACAATGCAGGACTCAAACCGCAGAAACAGCCGAGCATTCTCGGTAGAGATATGGGACTCAGACTGCCTTGCTTTGATATAGAAGTAACCGCACAGAAAGCCTCGCCTTACACAAAGATGGAGCAGAACGAACTTGCGATACAGTTATATAACCTCGGTGTGTTCTCACCTCAGAATGTCGATATGTCGCTTATGCTGTTACAGACAATGGATTTTGCACACAAGGATGAAATCATACAGATGATAATGCAAAACGGCACGATGTTTGATAAGTATCAGCAGTTACAAAAGATTGCGTTCAACCTTGCACAGCAGGTAGATATGCAGAATGGCACGCAGATGGCTGAACAGCTTGCACAGGCGATTCTCGTTGAAAATGGAAACAATTCCGAAGAACCGAGCGGTAATCTCTCTGTTGATGGCATTACAGAAGACGATACATCTGAAAGGTCATTCATGACGAATGCAAGGGAAAAAGCACAGGCATCAACTCAGGTTAATCAGTAAGGAGAATACTATATGCTTAAAGTTAAAGTCGACACTAAAAATTACACCGTAACAATGAGAGGTCACGCAGATTTTGCCGAGAACGGCAAGGATATTGTGTGTGCAGGGGCATCAACGCTCTTGTACACGCTTGCAAACACGCTTGAAGAATTCCGCACAGCTATGACAGAATCACCGTTATTTACTATCAGCGGTGAGGGCGAGAAACAGCGTGTTACATACAGATGCAAGCCTAATGAGGAATACGAGCCTAATGTGCAGTTAGTCTTTATGACCGTTACAACAGGGTTTAATCTGCTTGCTGAGAACTATCCCGATAACATTAAGCTGACCGTTATCTAACTCTCTCCCAACTCTCTCCCAAAGTTTCTAAGCTTTCTAAGCACCCGATTATGGGTGCTTTTTTTATGCCTAAAATAACATTTTGCTGATGACCGCAAAATGTTCAATTTGTAAAAAACACCCATTTTTACGAATTGCAAAATTATTTACCGTTTTGAAGTAGATGGTTTGAGGTGTTTGGTCTTGCAATGATAAATTGTGAACATAGGCTCGTGACCTTAACCACAGACTTTATATGGAAGGAGATAGCAATGATTAAGACTATCTCAACAGCCGTTGTTACTGAACTTATGTTCCGTTGTTTCAACATTCAGCTTTTCGCTGACGGTGGCGGTGGTGCATCTGCAGGTGCATCCGCGGGAGCAGGAACAGGTGAAGGCTCAACAGGCATTGCAGGAGAAACAACAAACACATCGTTCCCTGCCGATGGCAAAGGCTCTGCACCGAAGATTGTTTACGGTAAGCAGAGTGAAAGCAACACCGAAGTCGGTGCTGTTCCCGAAGAAAAGCCGAAAATGACTTTTGCCGAACTCGTCAAGTCTGACGAGTGGAAAGACGATGCCCAGAAGTATATGGACAAAGCCTTCTCGAAGAGATTCAAGGAGCAGGAGTCGCTCAAGGCTGAGAACGCAAGAATGCGTGACATCCTCAACATAGCTAATGTCAGATACGGACTTGATTCCGCATCAGACAGTTTCCTTGATGACCTCAGCAACAGCATTCAGAATGACACGAAGCTGTATGAAGATGAGGCACTTGAGGCAGGATTGCCTGTTGAGGAATATGTCAAAGTCAAGAAAGCAGAGAGAATTCTTGAGAACAACAAGCGTGAACAGGCAGACAGAGAAAGACAGGCATTCATTAACGAACATTGCAAGAACCTTGTGAGTCAGTCGGATGCAATGAGAGAACAGTTTCCTTCTTTCGACCTTGAAACAGAAATGAGTAATCCTCAATTTCGCAAACTTGTTGACCCGCAGGAATTAGGCGGTATCGGTCTTTCAGTAGACAATGCTTACCGTGTGATTCATTACAAGGATATCCTCAACGCTACAGTAAACAATGCGGTCAATCAGACAGCTATCAATACTGCAAATGCAGTTAAAGCTAACAAAGAAAGACCAAGGGAAAACGGTATGAATCACCGTGCATCCGTCATTGTGAAGGATGACCCGTCACAGTTTACTCTTGATGATTTTAAGCGTATCAAGGAACAGTTTTTAAGGACAGGTGTTGCTCCCAAATTCTAATTTTAAAGGAGCATTATTATGTCTAATATTATGTACAATCTTATTCTCCAGCTTTTCGCTGACGAAACCACATTGAACGCAAACAAAACATCCGCAAGTGGAATGTCCCCGACAATGAAGACATTCTACGACACTTCACTTCTCGAAAACGCAAGAGCAGAACTTATCTTCAATCAGTTCGGCGACAAGCAGAAGATTCACGGCAATAAGAGTGAATGGCGTAAATTCAACACATTTCCGAAAGCTCTTACCCCGATTACCGAAGGTGTTACACCGACAGGACAGGCTTTCGGTATGACGAAGATTGAAGGCACAACATCACAGCACGGTGATTACACAACAATCACAGACAGACTCGAGTATGAGGCATATGACCCGATTATTCAGGGCTGTACAGAAGAGATGGGTGCATCGGCAGGTGCGACTATGGACACACTCACCAGAAATGTCCTCATCGCAGGTAACTCTGTTATGTACTGTCCAAAGAAGGACGGCACAGTAATTTCGACAAGAGATACACTTACAGCAGATTGTGTTCTCACTCCTGCGGTCGTTAAAAAGGCTGTTACTTGGCTCAAGAAGAACAAAGCACCGAAGATTAACGGTAGCTATGTATGTCTTATCCATCCCTCTGTCGCTCATGACCTTACAGAGTCTGACGAGTGGAAAGAGTACCACAAATACAATGACACAGCACCTATCTTCAAGGGCGAAATTGGCGAACTTCACGGTTGCCGTTTCGTTGAATCAACGGAATGTAAGATTCATGCACACAACAAACTCGGCATCGCTACATATGACACACTCTTCCTCGGTGCAAAGGCTTTCGGTATCATTGAACCCGAAAACGAGTCAATGCATATGATTATCAAGGATAAGTCGGAAATCGGCGGTCCTCTCGAACTTTACAGCACAGTAGGCTACAAATTTAGCCACGGTGCTAAGATTCTTTATGAGGAGAGAATCCTCCGTGTCGAGTCAGGTTCTTCTTACTCATCTGTTGACGAAGAAAACTGATAAGGAGATTATCTATGGCTACAAATTCAAATAAGAATGCAGGTCTTACAGGCAAGAAGGTTACTGTTATTCTTCCCCGTGACCCTCAGATTGAAGGTGACGGAGCAGAACAGGAATTCTTCTCGGTCAACGGTCACAATATTCTTGTGCAGACCGATGTGCCTGTTGAGGTGGATGAAATCTTTGCTGAGGTTATCAACAACAAAGCAAAGGCTCGCACACAGGCGAGGGAATTCATCAAGAAAATGGCATTCAAAGACAGCAAGCCGATGGCTTGATTATGAGATTAAGAGGCGGTTTTTCCGCCTCTTTTTTGTTTTTAAGGAGATGAAAATATGGACTACATTACAATAGCTGATGCAATTGATATGATTGATGCAACAGTACCGAACAACCGCACAGAAGATGAAAAGATTGCTTGGCTTGACTCTCTCGACAGAATGGTCAAGAACGAAGTCTTTGATACGCACGAAGGTTATGAAGATACAGACTTCATCGGATATGACGAGAACACATCACGCAATCAGCCGTTACTAATTCCGAAACCGTATGCAGTAGAGATTTACAAAGCATTCCTTGAACTTCAAATACACCTTGTCAACAAGGAGTATGACAGATACAACGCATCATCTGCACAGTACAGCAACCATTATGATTCTTTCGTCAATTGGTGGCATTGCAACCATATGCCAAAAGAAATTGCTCACATTACATTTTAGGCGGTGATACTATGGCTTTTAATTTTCCACAGCTTGATTCATCCTCTGCACAGCGAGAGTATCAGGAGCAGTTTGCAGGATATAACCACAACATCCGCATCGGTGACACGGAATTCTATGATATGCAGAATATGACAGGCAATTACTATCCTGTGTTGTCACCGAGAGATAAGAGAGGCATTGTACAACAGTTTACCAAACCCAAATGTATGGCAAGCCGTGATAACCTCTGCTACATTGACGGTATGTATTTATACATTGACGGTGAAAAGGTTGACCATATTATTTTGACGGACACAGATAAAACAATGGTGTCGATGGGTGCATACCTTGTTATTTTTCCTGACAAGGTCTTCATTAATACGGAAGATATATCCGACTGGGGATATCTTGATAACACTATTGAAATAGCAACAGAGGTCAACAATGTTGTATATACGATGTGTACGCAAGATGGCACTAAGTATCAATACCAAAATCCCAAAGGCGAAAACTATGTATATGTAGGTGATGAGTCACCTAATGTTGGCGAGAAGGAAACAGTCGCAAACGGTTACAAATGGCTTGACACAAGCGGTGACACGCACTACTTGAAGGTATGGAACTCAAACACACGGATGTGGTCATCACTCTCAACAACCTATGTGCGTATTGAGTCAACAGGCATCGGAAAAGGTTTCAAGGAAGGTGATGCCGTAACAATCAGCGGTTGTGACTCCTCTTCCTCTTCGGGTAGCGACAAAATCAAAGAACAGATTGATGCTCTTAACACCTCAATGCTTATCAAGTCTATTGACGAGAAAGAAAACTGGATTGTAGTTACCGCAATACTTGACAATGTTGTCACTCAGTCCACAGGTACGGTCAAACTTGAGCGTGTTGCCCCAATTATGGATTTTGTCATCGAATCAAACAACCGTCTGTGGGGATGCCGTTACGGTCTTAACAACGAGGGCAAAATCGTCAATGAAATCTATGCTTGCAAGCAGGGTGATTTCAAGAACTGGTTTGTTTATGCAGGTATATCAACAGACTCATATGCTGTCTCTGTTGGCTCTGACGGTGTGTGGACAGGTGCAATTGCTTACGGTAATTATTTACTATTCTTCAAGGAAAATTGCATACACAAGGTTTACGGCTCAATGCCGAGCAATTATCAGGTAATTGAGCAAAAAGTAAGAGGTGTTCAGAAGGGTTCATCAAAGAGCCTTTGCATACTCAATGAAACTCTGTTCTATAAATCCGCAACAGATGTCTGTTACTATGACGGTTCATTGCCAACAAGCATATCAAATCCTCTCGGTGCGGTTAGCTATAGTAACGCTGTCAGCGGTAGTATTGGGAATAGATATTATATCTGTATGCAGGACACAAGCGGAGTATGGACTCTCTTCGTTTATGATATCACTACTGGAATGTGGCACAAGGAAGATAACATTCACATCAAAGAATTCTGCAAGGTTAAGACAGACCTTTACTTCATTGATGCCGACAGTTATCAGCTTATGACCACAACAGGCAGAGGCACAGCAGAAGATGACTTTGAATGGTATGCAGAAACAGGCTCTATAGGCTATTCTTACTCAGATAACAAGTATGTAGGAAGAATGTTACTCAGAGTACAAAAACCGATTACAAGCCAAATTAGAGTGCGTATTCGCTATGATGACTCAGAACATTGGGAAACAGTTTCATCGATTGGCGGTCACGGCACGAAATCTTATAGCATACCTGTCCTACCTCGCAGATGTGACCATTTTGCAATTCGTATCGAAGGCAAAGGTACTTGCAAAATTTATTCGATTTCAAAGGTATTGGAGATTGGAAGTGATGTATAGTGAATTTTATTGATTTGCCAAATATTGGCAACGGTACAGCCGAGGAACAGCTTGCACAGATACGCAGTTACATATACCGTAACAATGAACAGTTAAACGCAACGCTTGCCAACCTTTCAGTAGATAAAATGTGGGAGCAGACAGCATCGGCTCTGTCTGCATCCAATGGCGATATCGTAGAGGTCAACAAAGACCTTATGAGCCGTTATGCTACCATCCGTGACCTTGTAATTAAGACAGCGGATGTAGTGATACAGTCAGACGAAAAATTCACTTCGCAGATGAACGGTAATTATGTTGCAATCTCTGACTTTGGAAAATATCTTCGTGACACAACGCTCGACATTTCAGGCAGTAGTGTAGGAATTGAATATTTATACAACTATGCATCACAGCTTGAAACAGACCTTGATAATTACAAAGTCAATCAAACTTCGTATATCAAGCAAGGTTTACTTGATGAGAGCGGAGCAAGTCCGATATACGGTGTTGAAGTCGGTTTGCTCTCGGATTCCTTCGAGTATAATGGCAAGGTTATTGATACACGGTCAAATCTCAAAACAAGAATTACACCAACTGAGATGTCTTGGTGGGCAGAAAACAAAAAGCTTTTTTATCTCGACAAAGAGTCGGTATACTTCCCTTATGCAAAAATAACTGGCGGTAGTATCAATATCGGTAACGGTACATTTACCGTTGACAATTTCGGTAACATCAATGCAACATCGGGTACAATCGGCGGATTGGATATTACTGCTCTTACAGATATGGCTATGAGCATTGATATCCGCCCGAACGCTACGCTTGTCAGAAAGACAGCTACAGAAGGATTCAGCGTACAAAATATCTCTGTAACGCTATCGTCAAGGAATGTTGAGGTTGCATCAACAAATTGGTATATCTCGTCAGACGGTGAAGTATGGACACAATACACTCAAACCGCAATGAAAACAAATATGATAATCTCTTCTGCAACAGCTTTCAAAAATTCATCTGTCCTATATGTTAAAGCCGAGTCAAAAGACTCAGCGGATAAAACATACATAGCTGTTTGCTCAATTGGTTGTGTTTCTGACGGTGTTGACGGTACTTCTGTTAAAATTCTCGGCACAGCATATAAAAAGAATGAAGATTATCAAATTGGCATTCCTTATGACTTGTATTTTGATTCTGATTGTACAAGTATCATTAACAACAGTACAACAACGCTTAACAACGGTGATTCATACATTGTCAAAGGCTATTTGTTTGTGTGGAACAATAAAAACGGTGCTTTTGTTTGCACAGGTGAAATCAAAGGTCAGGACGGTAAAGACGGCACAGATGCACAGGCTTATGAAATCTATACCGATGTATCATCGGTCAACAAGAACATTCTCGGAACATCTTGTACACCGTCAACAATAAACATTGAGTTTCGTCAGAACTCAGGCGGTAATACACAGCTTGTAACTGCAAGTGAAATACGAGTATGGAGAATGAACGGCAACAAATCTGTCTTTTACAAATCAAAGAAAAATACAAACAATTTCATTCTTTCGCTGTCGGGAGAATTCAACGCATATATAGCAACTTGCACGGCTATCAAGATTGAAGTCGGTTACAACAACAAAGTCTACACAAAGACAATTCCATTGATTGTATCGGCAGAAGAAATCAAAGCTTGGTCAAAAGTAGAAAACGGTCAGACGGTTATTGACGGTTCAAAAATCTACACAGGCTCTATCACAGCCGAAAAGATAGATGTTGCATACCGCAACACGCTCGCAACAGGCGAACAGCTTACAACGGCTATCTCTAATGTTAATGACTCAATATCTGCTTGGGCAAGTAAAATTGACTCCAACACAACAGACATTGCAAACTTAACGGTTAAATCAAACGAAATCTCATCAACTGTTACGCAGAAAACGAGCACAAGCACTATTCAGAGTATTATTCGGCAATCGGCAAATGCGGTTGAATTTGCTTGGAGTGAATCAAAACTTGGCAATGTGATTAAGCTTGAAGACGGTGATATTAACTTTTATTATTTTGGCAAAAAAATGTCAAGTGTATCATTGGACGGACAAGCGTTTTATCGTGACGGTCTTGCAGTCGGCTATATCGGTGCAGGACAATGGATAACATCATCAACCACTAAAGGCTTAGGTATAAGACTTAATGAGGCTTACGGCAAATATATAACATTTGGTTATCAAAATGGCAATGCTTATGATGTACAATTGGCTTTTGCAACCAACAATGCAATTGGAAACGATAACAAAGGTATATTTTGCTACGCTAATCTTTTTGGTGGTAACACATTCAACAGCGGTTGGAGTACAATACGCAGATTTTGGCTGAGAGATGTTTCTGTTGAAATGGGATTGCGTACCAAAGACAATCGAAACGGTCAACTATACGACACAGTTACAGCAGATATACCGTATATCCGAACAATAAAATCAGGTAGTAACGGCTCAATTACTTGGACATATAGCACACTCAAGGTAGTTAATGGGTTGATTACAAGTTATTAAAAAAGGAGAATTTCTATGAACGAAAACACCACAAAAACAGTAGCAGAAAACACAACAAACACACCACCGAAAGCACCTGAATCAGTATTGATTATGGATTTGCGAAACAAATTATATCAGCTTGCTAATTATCCTAATCTCTCACCGACAGTTATTGAAATGGCTTTCGGTGAGGTGTACAAAACTGTGCAGAACAAAGCATTAACAACCGTACAGACAGAGTACGAGGGGTACCGCAAGCAGGTTGATAAGTTTGAAAAGGAAAACCCGAAAGGAGATTAAAGCATATGGCATATGTATATCAAAAATACAATCAGTCATCAAATGCAACGAATTATCAAAACCGACAGGATGATGCAACAAACCGATATAACGATTACGCTCAGACAGGCTATACAACAGGTGCAGGTGGTTTTGGTGGTCAGATTAATTCTGCACAGGCTAAACTTAATCAGTTATACGGTAACAACAATCTCTCACAGCAGTTTAAATACGGCAATCAGGGAGCATACAACAAGGCGATGAACGCTGTTGCCAACCGTAAACCCTTTTCCTATGACCTCTCAAATGATACGCTTTTTCAACAGGCAAAAGAGCAGTATCAGAATATGGGCAAGGTCGCAATGGCTGATACAGTAGGTCAGGCATCTGCAATGACAGGCGGTTACGGCAACAGTTACGCAACAACTGCAGGCTCGCAGGCTTATCAAGGCTATCTGCAACAGCTTAACAATGACATCGGTAATTATTACAGTATGGCATTAAGTGGTTTCAATGCCGAAACAGACAGACTTAATAACATTTACAATATGTACGCTCAGGACAGAAGTCAACAGCAGAATGAGTGGTCAAACAATTGGAATGTATATAACAATCTGTACGGCTTGTATCAGAGCGAACTGCAGAATGCACAGAGCAATGACCTCAACGCTTGGAATCAGAAAGGTACAAACCTTTACAATTCTGCTAATCTTGCAACAAATCAGTACGGTACTGCATCAAGCAATGACATCGACACTTGGAAACAGGGTGAAACATTGCGTGCTGAACAGGCACAACAGGAAGAAACCGAAAGAGCAAACCGCATTGAAGAGGCATACAAGAATGCACAGCTTGCCGAACAAATCAGAGCGAACAAAGCCGAGGAGGCTTACAGACAGTCTGCACTTGCAGAAACAATTCGCAACAACAGGGCAACCGAAAAAATCAATTCATACAAAGCAAAGAATTCCTCTTCTTCCAAAAATAAAAACAGCGGTGAAAACTGGTACAATGTCAATGCGAAAGCAACGAGGACAAGCACAACCTCAGACCTTATCAGTAAAATCGACAACAAAGCCAGAAGCTTGCAGTATTCAAAATACTCAGGTGACTACACAAAAGCCATTAACGATATTCTTCCAAAATATCTGAATAATGCTTTTGCTAATCATACATTGTCAAGCGGTGAAATCAACTATCTTTCAAGCTACTACGGTGCATCCGACATCGGCAAAGCGTATAAGCGAGCACACAAAACATCACGCTCAAAATAAGGAGATAAATCTATGAATTACCTTGATTACCTTAAAAAGAAAAAAGATGAAAATGATAATTCCCAGTCGAACACCACGACTGGGAATACCTCTAACTCTAACGAAAAAAGCGATAGTTTGCTTGATGCAATCAACGGCAAAAACGGTAACAATGATTATCTTGATTATCTCAACAGTCAGCCTGTACTCGGTCAGGAAGAAGAAGAAGCACAGGCATTACACGATATGGGTAATGGCGAGGATGTGTTGTCAAGATGGTATGACTCTGCAAGCAATGCAACATCTAAGGCTTATTATGAAAATCAAAATACAGCATTTGATTCTTTAAAAAATAGAGCTGATACAATCTCAAAGTATTATCAGACAGCCGATGCCCTCAAAGGCTCTGCAAAACAGTTTTATGATAAATACGGCTATACTGATGACTCATCAGATATGCAGAGTGCTATCTCTGACCTTAACATTGCAGAAGAGGATGCCAAAACTAACGCAAAAGAAATTCAAAATGCAATGTCGGATTTTGACACAGAACAGGAATACAAATCTGCTGTTGCACAGGCAAAAGAGGATGCCAAAACTTCTGATGACTTACAGAAGGAATATGACAAGAAGAAAGCCGAGTATGACAGCACTTGGGGCGATTTCAACAAGGAATATGCTGAAATTGGCGGTAGTTACAATAACAATCCCTTCACTACGCAGGGCAAAAACGCAAACAAGAAATTGCAGGAACGCACCAACCAAAGAACCGAACTCGATAACCTACAGAGAAAAATCGACCAAAAAAAGGAACTTGAAAACGAAAAGAAATACTATACTGATTTTCGCAAGCAAAATCCCGAAGTGGCAAAAACTCTTGATGCTTATTATGATATGCAGTCATATGAAGAGAAACACTCCAAAGATGCATTGGATACATATGACAGAGAAGAATTAAAAGAGAAACTCAAAAAAGGTAAACTGCCGACAGATTCCTTATATACCGATGAAGAGAAAAAAGCTATCGAAACTAACTTTAATTCGCTTAAAACTCTCGATGGTTGGAATGTTGACCAAATTTATAAATACTACAAACGGGCAAAAGACAGAGAAAAAGCCGAGAAAGAAAATGAAAATATTAAAGATTTCGCTGATAAGCACCCGATTGCAAGTACGGCTATAAGTACGCTTAATATGATTCCGTCAGCTTTTGAATCCTCACCAAAACAAGTTGCATCCGTTGTTGATAAATGGACAGGCGGTGACGGATATTATAATCCCGAGGAATCTGCCGTGTACCAAAATAATTTACTGCAACAAGAAGTCGCAAGTAATATAGATAATCCGTTTTTGCAAGGGGTGTATCAACAGGGAGTCAGCCTTGTTGATAACGCTATTCGTATGGGTATCGCATATGCAAATCCTGCTGTCGGATTATCTATGATGGGTGCAGAGGTAGCAACACAGGGATTTAATGATACTGTTGAAAATGGTGGTTCAGTAGAGCAGGCTCTTGCCACAGGTCTTACCTACGCAGGTGTTGAAGTGCTTACCGAAGGTGTATCGCTTGGTAAACTGAAAAGTTTTAAAAATGGCGGTGTAAAGGAATTCAAGAGCATTTTAAAGAATGCAGGAAAGCAGATTTTGACCGAGGCATCGGAAGAAGTATCTGCAACGCTCCTTGATAGTGTAGCAGATGAAATCATTAACGGTAGCTTATCTCAGCTTGAGGCAGAGTATGACAAATATATTGACAGCGGTATGTCCGAAACTGAGGCAGGACAGGCAGTAATGCTGAATTACGGTGGTCAGATTATACAGGATGCAATTGGCGGTGCGTTGATGGGTGGAATTTCGGGTACTGCCGTCAATACATCTCAGTACCGAAGAAATATTAAGGCAGGAAAATCTATATCCTCTCTTGATAACATAGACACAGTTAAGAATCTTGCCAAGCATTACGGTCTTAATGACAGCGTTACCGATTATGAAAGCAACCCGACTGATGCAAGACTCGGTGCTTTGCAGAGCGAGGCATATGAAAAAGCAACAGAAAGTATGCCGTCAGAAAAGGAACTTAAAAAAGTTACCAAAAAAGCAAACCTTGCATCGGATGAAAAGGTTGTTGCAAACAAACTTACAAACGGCGAGAATTTGACCGATGATGACCTTGAAAAAATCAAAAAGTCTGAAAATTTAAAGTCACTTCTTGCAAACGATGTTGTCAATCAGGCTAAGAGTGCAAGATTTAATCAGCAGACTGCATTGCTTTCCGCAGATACAAAACTGTTCACACCAAGCCTCATTGAATTTAACGCTGAGAAAAGTGATGTTAATGCAAATTCTAACAATGCCGAAACGCTCGACAAGTTTCTTTCAGAAAACGCTAAAAATATGACAATCAACACCGACACGGTCGATAAGATAAAAGATGCTTATAACGGCTTAGAAGATAAAATCGAGCCTGATACTTTCGCTATGGAGTATGCGAGATTTTTCAATCAGGGCGTTCGTGCGGTTGCGTTTCAGAGCTTGAATAGCACGGTATCACAGTTACCATACAATGTACAAGTATCGGCTTACGAAGATGGCTTGAATAAGTACACAACGGCACTCAAAGCTGGCAACGCTCTTTCAAAATTACAGCAGGAATGGAAAGACAAAACAAACGGTTACGCTAAAGGTACGGTTGATAACTCTGCTCTTGAAGGTATCGAACTTAACGATGAGCAGAAAGCAACAGCTAACTACATTTCAAAGTTTGCTGATTTCGGTTTAAATGTCAAGTTATATGCCTCACAAGCTGATGAAAACGGTAATTTCTCACTTGAAAACGGTGCATATAATTCAGCTACTAACACCGTATCAATTGACCTTAACGCTAAAAGAAAAACTGTTGACCAAGCATTAAAGCAGGGTGCGATTATAGCAACATTCGGTCACGAGTTGACTCACATTGCAGAACACGCACCAACCGAATATGCTGAACTTACAAAAGCAATTCGTGATACAGTCGGTACAGATATTTTCAATATAACTGTTGATAAACACCGTTCAATTCTTGAAGATTACAACAGCAAAAGTTGGCAGAAAATGTCCGAGAGTGAAAAGGAAATTTCAGCAACAAAAGAAGCCATTGCGGAGTTTTCATCTGACCTTGTTAATCAAGCTAAAATTCTTGAAAAAATGTCAAAAGAAAATCCCTCGGCAGGTAAAAAGTTTATCAATGCCATTAAGAATGTAATTGCAAAAATCAAAAAGTTTATCACAGGCGACCGAGGAAAAACAGAGGAAGCAAGATTACTTGAATCAACCGCAAAAGATTTACAAGGCATTGTCGATAAATACGAAAAAGCTGTTATTGAAGGTCTGAAAAATCAGAACGCTAAAATCTACGCAAAAAAGTCCTCAACAGAAAGCAATAATTCTATTGAAGAAAATAATGCTGAAATTCAGAACAACACAAGAAGCAGTAGCTTTCTTTCTGACAGTGAGGTCGATGACCAATACTCACAGGCTGTCAAAAATAATGACATTGAAACAGCACAGAAACTTGTCGATGAAAAAGCTATGTCTTGGGGAGCGTACTCAGAGGATGGAAAAACTCCGACCAAGCTTTATCACGGCACAGAAAGTTTTGGCTTTACTGCTTTTGACCTTTCTAAGATGGATGACGGAGCAAGTATATTCTTGACGAATAACCCCGAAATTGCCTCTACATATTCGGGTGTTGAAACTGAAAACAATATACAATACACAATAAACTCCATTAAAGCGATAAGCTCTAAAGTTAAATCAATGTCTATTTATGAAATTGAAAAGAGTTTAAACTCGCTCACGCACGATAACACTAATCCCGAATTAAGAGCAGATAATGACGATTTGCATTACTCAATTGTAGATGAAAACGCTGTTAATAAGTTTACGGCTAAAGTTAATTCTGAAATTGATTATCTCATAGATTACTTGAAAGGCAGAGAAGGATATTTTAAAAAATTCCCGAAAATTGATTACGATACTAAGTATTCTGATTTTGTAGAAATGCTTAAAAATCGTCAATATAATAAGATTTCAAATCCTTTATTCAATTTAATTGAAAGCACAAAGTTTGACTCTACGGAAGAAGAACAGAAATTTCGGAAAATTGAAAAAGACAGTTATGAATTAGCTAGAATTTTGGAAGTTTATAATAATTCCCCAATAATCATAAGTAAGGATTCCCAAGGCACAATTTTTGGTGTTTTTAACGAAAATAAAGCTAAAGATTATCTAAAAGATAAATTAACGGAACAGGCACAAAAAGGTAACTATTCGTTGTTTGCTAAAATAGAAAATCCTCTTATTATTGATGCCAGCAAAAGTAATTGGAATGAAATTGATGTGAAATCAGTTTTAAACACACCTTTCGGTGATGCAATTAAATCAGAATACGGTGAGGATTATTTCAATTACGGAACACAACACCTTTCAACAAGAGAAGTTTCTAAATATGCGAAACAGGCAGGTTATGACGGTGTCATTTTTAAGAATCTTAAAGATAACGGTGGTCGCAACAGTAATGTTTCACTTGATACTGCTTCTGATGTTTACATTGCTTTCAATCCGAACAATGTAAAATCAGCCGATGCAATAACCTACGATAATGACGGTGAAGTAATTCCGCTCTCAGAAAGATTTGATGGTAATGAAGATGATATTCGCTACAATGTTAGTGATGATGATTTTTTATCAGATGATGAATATAATGATTTGTTTGATTTTGATTACAATGAAGAAGAGGGAAATATAGACTTTAAAAAAGCAGTCGATGAAAACCATCCTGAATTGACAATTGAGCAAATATATCATCATTCTGCAAACAATGTTAAAGAGGGCTTGCTTGCAAGTAAAGGTATCAAACCTGATGCTAAAAAAATTAACAATATGGTTAAATCTGTAATGAGGAGCTACTACATCAATCCTAATGCCGAAATAGACTCTCTTGTTACTGAGTATGTAGACTCTTTAAACGCAGTTATTGACTCCGTACAAAACGATAATTTGGAATTTAATGAGGCTTTTAAAAAATTTGTTATGAAGTGCCGTGAAGCATTGCAATACTCGACACAGCTTGACGAACAACACGAAGCTTGGGCAAAAGAAATTCGTGACGAGTTAAAAGGCACAACCTTGCTTATTCCCGACAACGCAATCGACACAATCAAGGAAAACTATGGTAGTGTCGGAAAATACCGTAAAGTCTTGTTTGGTAAGATTAATGTCAAATTAGAGCGTAACGCAAAAGGCATTAACGGCAAGGCAGTTGGTTCGTACATTGAAGATATCGGCTCACACCTTGAAGAGTTAGGCGGAAGGTCACTTATGATAGAGGACGGCTTTGACTGGGACAGCGACAGCGGTTATCAAATGCTTGACCGTATAATGAACTATGAACTTGCACCACATTATGTATCAACATATGGCGGTAATATACAGAGTGAAAGTACAATTGATGCGTCGGCAATACAAATGGCTTTCGATGCTACGGCAGAATATTTTAAATTGCAAAGCAAACAAGCCGTAACACAAAAAAATGTTGATAAACGAAAACTTAGTGAAGTGGCAAAAGCTCTCAAACAAGCACAGGAAAATCAAGAAATTTTGCGTAAAAAAATTATCGAAGAATATGAAGCAAAACTTGCAGAGAAAAATAATATCTCTATACAAATCACTGCAGGTGATTTTCTTTCAACAAGAGAGGCACTCGCACAGGCTCTTGAAACAACAACAATTAACGCATCAGAGCGAAATACCGTCAAGGCCTATCAACAGGGACTTGAGCAGATGAATAAACTCAATGATAAACTTAATGAGATTGACGATAAAATCAAGGTTATCAATGCCAAAGACAACATCTCTAAGAGCGACAAAGCAGAGATTGCATCGCTTAAAAAAGTTAAAGCGGAAACCAAAGAAAAAATCGTAAACAAAGACAAAAATCTTTTAAAACTGGAGTCAACCGAGGCAATGCGTAACATCTTGAAATACGAAACCTCCAAGAAGATTGCAAGCGTGCGTGAGCAGAAGAATGAGCGTATTGCTGAAATCAGAAAGCAGGAAACGCAGAAACGCAAGGACGCCGTTGCAAAACTCCGTAAACAGAAGAATGATAAGATTGATGATATCATCTTAAAGAACCGTGAAAAACGCAAGGCAGATGCTGAAAAACGCAAGGATAATCAGGACTGGTCACACTCCATCAGCGAAATCAAGAAATACTCGAAGAAACTGTTAGATGCTGTCTTGCATCCGACAGAAAAAATGTATATCCCATACGGCTTGAATGAGCCTATCAAGAGCATTACATCAACTCTTCTTGATTCAATCAATCTTGATAATGATACTAAGATGTCAGACAATCTGAGAAAACTCTCTCAACAGCTCGAACAAGTCAATCAAAGCGATGAGCATTACGGTGATTTTTATAATGCTTACAATGAGGAAATTATCGAGGAAATAAAAGGTTTTGCCGATTACCTTGATGATAGACTTGAAGGTGTCAAAATCAAGAAACAGACACAGGGAGAAAGCCTTATTGAAGGACTCACACACGAAGAGGCTAAGGAAATTGAACAGATTGTCAAAGATGTGTACAATGCAACAAGGGATGCTGTTAAGCAGATTGGCAGACAGGATGTTATTACTAACTATGAGTCAGGTTTAAGGATTATTAATCAGACAAGAGAACTCGGTGATGTTAAACTTAATGTAATGGACTCATTACTTGACCAAGTATTATCACCGATGCGACTTATGGCGAAGTACACAGGCTACAATGCGGATGCCGAGCTTATGTATCACATCAATGCTCTTAACGAAGGTACGGAAAAGTACAATATGTTTAAGATGCTTGCCGAAAAGCCTCTCAATGATTTCATCAAAGAAAATCCAAAGGAATACGAAAGCTTTAAAAACGATGTCATCGAAATCAAATACCGTGACAATAAGAATGTTGCACAGACTGCCAAAATGACAAAGTCACAGGGATTGCAGATACTGATGTCTTGGACAAGAGAACATACAGAAGACTCTCATCTTGACCATATTGAGCGAGGCGGTGTTACTCTACTTGATGCCGAACAGATAAGCAAGGGTAACTATGAAAAGGCATTTGCTCAGCGAAAGACCGTTAGAGGCATTAATTTAAGTTTCATCTCGGCTGTGCAGAGTCAAATGGGAAATTTTGAAAATCATTATCGTGAACTTGCTGAAACTCTCTTCAATGAGGTTTCTAACGCTTACATCAATGACACCTCTGCGATTCTTCTTCATCGTGACATTGCAACCGAAAAATACTATATACCTTTTGCCGTCAATAAAGATTTCCTTTCAACGGAAATTGACGGTCTGAAATACGATGCAACCATCGCCAACAAAGGTATTTTTAAAGCTACCAAGAGAAACGCTCCACAGGCTCTTAACATTGCAGGACTCGACAGCGTTATATCTAAGCATATAAGAGATGTCGGACAGTATTACGGTTACGCTGTGCCTATTCGCAATCTTAACAAGGCACTCAATGTTAAGATGTTTGAGACAAACGAAAACGGCAACAAGATTGCAATAGACTCCGTCAGAAATGCCCTCAGAGAAACCTTTAATTCTGACAAACCTATTCAGTTTATCGAACAGGTAATGACCGACTTGCAGACATCAAGAAAATCAAACTCTCAGACCGAAAAAGCAATCAATAAGATTGTTAGGGCAGTCAGAGATAATATGATTACATCGGCACTCAAAGGCTCTGTATCGGTAGTTATTAAGCAGGGTGCATCATTGTACACAGCATCAAGCATTCTCTCAATGCGTTCCGTATCTGTCGGTGCAGTCAAAGGCATTCAGCAGATTGCTCGCAAGGGTGGTTGGAAACAGCTTACAGATGAGATTGATGCACACACGGCAGGTCATTATATGCGTAGAATCGGCTTGTCGTCTATGGAAATTGAGGCAATGAAAGACTCTTGGCTCGGTAAGAAACTGCCCACAGCACTCAACCCTGCAAAATGGATACAGGGTACAGACTGTATTACAACAGCGTTGCATTGGGTGGCTACTAAAGAAGAAGTAAGCCGACTTTATAAGGAACAGGGAAAAGCTGACCAAATAGGCTCTGATGAATATTTCGATGAGGTCACAAAGTTATATGACCAAATCCTTGAAGAAACACAGCCTATGTATGATAGCCTCCATAGAGGCGAGATACAGAAAAATTCAAACGAGTTGTTAAAATCTGTATTTATGTTTAAGACTCAGCCATTGCAGAACACAGGTATCTTGTATGATGCAATTATGGATTATCAGGCGAACAAGGACAACGCAGAACTTCGAGATGCCAAAAAACAAAAGCTTGCAAAAGCAGTTTCCTCACAGATTGTGTCAGCACTTACTTTCGTTGCAATGACCTTTATTGCATCCCTTGCTCTTCATAAACCTGAACGCTACAAGGATGAAAATGATGAAGTTACTCTTTCCTCTGTTCTCGAGAGGCTCGGCATTGACTGGGCGGAAACAGGATTTAGTGTTCTTGTTCCGATTGGCGGTGCTGAACTTGCATCATTCATTGAAAATCAGATTAACGGTAAAGATTATGATTTCGCATCCGACAATGTTGTATCAATGCTCAATGACTTTACTTCATCAATTGGTGACTTTAATCAAAATGTTATTGTTGCTCTTGCACAAGGTAATTTTGACCTTGACAAAGCAAAAGATGCCCTATGGGGATTATCTGTCGATGGTCTTGCATTTTTCAAAGGATTCCCATTGAAGAATTACAGCAATATCATTAACGGTATCTTCTCTAATTTGTCGGATGCAATCAGCGGTCACAGCACTTACTTTGGTTCATCGGGTGGTCGAAAAGGTAGTGAATATGCAAACTCATATGATGTTCTTATTGACAATAACCCCGAAAAGGCAAAGCAACAGCTTGAAACATTCTATAACGAGAAGTACGAAGAGCAGATTGCAAAAGGCGAAACCACAACCGAGGCAAAGAAAAAAGCACAGACCTCTGTCCGTACTGCACTAACTACGCAGTACAAAAAAGAATATCAGAAAGCATTTCTCAACAATGACCGTGACACAATGCAGAAAATCAGCAAGAAATTGCAGAAGTCAGGCTACATGAAGTGGAATGGCAAATCATTGTCAACCGTGTTAGGCGAATGGACTAAGTCGGCTCAAGAAGATTCAAACAAATAAAAACGAATCCTGTGTGGTTAGTGTACCGCACAGGATTGCCCTATAATTATTTAAAGAGGTGATTTAAATTGAAATCGAGAACAATGAAGTTTACGCTTGACTGCTCCAAAGTGGGTAATCAGTTATGCATAGATGGCATCAGGCAGGGCGATGCCAACTCTATTGTGTTCATCATTTCACTTGCAAACGGCATCAATTTACTTGATGTTGTTGCAGGAAAAGAGGAATCCGTTGTTGTGACAATGTACGGCAAAAAAACCGATGGCACAACAATTGTCCGTGATTGCGGAATTAACGAGGACGGTAACATCACATACACTATCCACACTCAGGATACAACTTGTGTCGGCATCGTCAGTTATCAGCTTGTTGTTACATCTACAAGGGAGAAAATACTTGCATCCCCTGCTTTCAGTACAATGGTCGAGGAGCGAAATCTCTTCAAGACTTATACAGTATTGACAACACAGCCTGATGACTGGACAGATGGCTACGATAAGTATTATTACTATGAGAATGGCAGATTTTATAAGCTGAACCGTTTTGAAAGAGAATCTGCACCCGAATGGATAATCAATAAGTATTACTCAGTCAATAATAATGAAGTCGAAAGCACATCAGACTTCGATGCCCTTGCATATGCTTTACTCAGAGCAAAGCAGTATTCTGACAAAAGCGAGGAATACCTTGCAGAAGTTAAGAAAAAAGCTGATAAAGCAACAACGCTTGCAGGATACGGTATCACAGATGCCCTACGAAACGCAAAAGGCACAGTAAGCACAAATAACCTTGCCGACAATTGCGTGTCCTCTAACAAGCTGTCAGCGGATGTTAGAGCAAACCTTAACAGTAAAGCTGAATCAGCGAAAGTCAGTCAGCAGTTATTGCTCAAGGCAGATGTATCATCCGTATACACTAAGTCTGAATCTGATGCACTTCTTGCAGTCAAAGCAAACTCGGCAGATGTTGATGCATCCGTCAAAACAATCAACACAACAATTGCAAACAATCAGACAAGTGTAAATGCAAGCCTTGAAAGCCTCAACACAGCATTAACCAATAAAGCCGATACAGATGTTGTCAATGAGGTAAAACAGCGTGCAGAGGCAAATACAACGGCAATAGAACTTAAAGTGAACCGTACCGACTTTAACAACACCGTGACCAACCTCACGAATAGCATTAATGAAAAGGCTGATAGCACAGATGTCAACGCATCCATCGCATCATTAACAAGTGTAGTATCAACAAAGTACGATTCGTCAAATATCGAACTTGGTACATCAACGCTTACACCGTACTCAACTTTGATTGATAAAATAAAATCTGCAACTTGCCTTTATGAAAAAATTGGCGATATCGTTATTGTAAATGTCACCGTCATTATGAACGCAACAACTTTAGGCGGAACATCTGCAATATCTTTG